ATCATTTCGCATCTCTAAATTGATGAATGCCGCCCACTAGAACAGGTTCTTCGTGAGGCTCATCGTTAGCCTCCGTCTCAGAAGTTATGGGCGCTCCTAGCCACCCCCATTCTTCAATAGCCTTCATCAATTCAACATGCGTTTCTTGGATAGACATATTTTGATTATCTATAACAGCGTCAAACTCATAGTCTTTATCAAATGCGTTTTCACTTTTATGAGAATCGTTATAATTTGATCTTGTTAGCTTAACAACTTTGCCGCCAGCATTTTGTACAGCCTCCGATTCGTTGGGATATCTACAGTCGTCAATTACAGCCAGTAGCGGCCCTTCTGTTTCTACGTCTTTAATAAGTCTAGAGACCCAAATTTCTTCATAAATCTTCCTACAAACTTCCGATCCGAAAAATTGAAGAAACTCTCTACCTGTCATTTTACCTTTTTTATGATACATCAAGTTACCGTTATCTATAAGTTTTTTAACCTGTGTAAGTTTTGCGGTCTTGGGACAGGTTATAACTCCGGGCATAGACTCCCAAGTAATAGGTATCTTAGCGTTTTTCTGTATGTCAGTACCTCTAATATTTTCTTCTTTGATATCAAACAACTCTGTAGCGATATTTTTTAGAGGGTCCGCAAAAGAATAACTTTTGACATAAGGCCACATATTGTAAACAGCCCATTCAGAAAACTCTAAGTCTGCCCTTTTTACATCTAGTAGCGCGTGTCCCTGCTCCTTTTCTCCTTTAGAGTCTATAAATTCTGTTCCAACAACAAGCTCACCCTTATTTGTAATATTGAAATCACTAATTATATTGTGAGATCTAAGCTGGTAGCCGTGTATAAAATTGCTACATGTTGTTTTACCAGACTGTTTGTTTCCGGCAAAGGCTAGAATTCTAGTCGTCATATTAAGTTATCCTTCTCTAATTGTGGGTTAAGCTCTTCGTGAATTTGGTTAATCGTCATTTCACCAATGTCTTTTTTAGAAATTTGCGGCCTGTAATAATTAAATCTTCTTCCGCATTTTTTTACAATTTGATCAGCGGCCCTTTTGCCAGCTTCGTCATAGTCTGTTAATATTACTAAGTTTAAAGCTCCGCTTCTTTCTAATAATAGTAGCTGGTCGTCGCTGATACTGGCGCCAAAAATACCAACGGAATTTTTAAATCCTGCTTCATACATTCTTAAAACATCGCCCTGCCCTTCTAGAATGAATAGAACACCCTTGTCTCCCATGAAGCTTTTTGCGATGTTAAATCCATAGAGAACATTCTTCTTAAATCCTTTGCTGTGTAGCCACTTAGGTTGTAATTTATCATCAATTGATCTACCTACACATCCTACATAGTTATAGTCTTCATCGTAAATAGGGACAACAACTCTTCCGGCCATTGGCTTATTTTTTGCAAAACATGTTCCTATATCAAATGTCTCTAGGGTTTTTTCGCTATATCCTCTACCGATATAATAGTCTGCCGGTATACTTATTGTAGACTGTATTTGTTTTCTAGAAATGTTACTGGTTTGTCTTTCTATTTTTCTTTCAAATATCTCTAGTAGTTTGACTTCTTTTTTTGTGTCTTGCTCTTTTATCTCNAGTTTAGATTCGTCCAGTTTTAAAAATTCAAGACAGAAATTATACACACTATTTAAAGGAAGATCTTTACCTTCATTGTAAGATAGTATACCTCTAACAAATCCAAATATATTGCTTTGGTAATCTTCATGACATTGGTTTGTCCAACATCTCCAGTTTCCCGTAGCTGTATCTCCGTCCGTGAATATACTACAACCCTCTACGCTATCGCCACCATGAACAGGACATGGGAAAGAATATCTGTTAGGATATTCTATTGAGTCGATTTCAAAATGCTCTAAAAGGGCTGGTATGTTTTCCGCAAGCTTGTCACACAGTGTCAATATCTGATTCTGAGTCAATTTCTTCATTTATTTCAAACCCCTCTTCTCTCGCTCTTGCGCTATTATGCAATTCATTTCTAGTTCTTCCCTCTGCTAATTTTCCTATGCTTCCAAACATGTTCATACTAATATAGTCGCCGTCATCTAAGCCGCAACCGTGTCTAGCAACAACAGGAACTAATTTTCTGTTTCCGTTCTCTATTTTATCTTCCGCTATCTCTTCTTCTGATTTCATTTTAAAGATAGAGAAACTCGTACAAAGCCATATAAGCCTGTCTGAGCCTGATACTACGTCCGTAGACTCCTTGGTTATACCGTCTCTATTTAGCTGCACAAAACTCAAGCAAGGCACATCATACTTAACCATAAAGTTATGCAGTTGAGTTATTTGAAAACCAAGCACTTGGTATTCCTGCATAGAACTACTAATACCTTCTGAACCCATCAGCTTCAAATAATCGTAAACAATTAGACAGTCGTTTGTGACGCCAGCTTCGTCGAAACCTACATGTTGATAAATCCACTTTCTCATGAGCGCCAATATATTTTCAAAAGATTGACCAGCAATACTAATATAGTGGTAAGGTATATCTTTAAGTTCTTGAGCAGCCTTTTCTACCTTTTCTTTTTCTAGCGGGTTTTCTGTAAATTTGCCAGTAGAAATCTTGTTAATATCAACGCCACTAAGATTTGCAAGCATTCTATTTAGATGATCTTCTTTACTCATCTCTGTGTCTAGCATTAGTACCGGCACGCCTATTCTAGATACGTTCATAGCTACAGCATCTCCAAACATAGATTTACCCACCTTTGGGCGCGCCGCAATAAGATCAACACACTTTCTTCTTAATCCGCCGCCTATTGCCGCATCGTATCTAGGAAAACCGGTAGGTATTCCTACGTTATCAGACACATTCTCAGAAAGATATTCAATATAGTCATCAATATCTTCACCAATAATTTCGGTCTTTTTGTTTGAAGATTGATATATATCTGCCGTAGCGTCTAATATCGGTGCTTCCACTTTGGAAATGAGATCCATCACATCTTCGTCACCATTAGTAGCATCTAGCTCTTTCTCACAAGCTTTAAGTGTTTTCTTTAAATCTCTTGCGAGTTTAAGTTTAGCTATCTTTACGGCGTGAGACTTTGCATTTTCTTTATGTATAGGAAAGTTAAACAGAGATCGTATAAATGATATCTCTTGCTTATTGTTGATAGACTCATGTACACCCAAGCTATTTGCAGCAGACAGTATAGACGCAAGTTCTACTTTAGAATTTTCTGAAACAGACTTATGGATACAATGAAACAAGAGTTGATTCATATCGTCCGTAAAATGATCCGCATCTACAAAGTCTATTTCTAGATAACAGTCCAGCCCATATTGACAAAGAGCCGCAAGTACGGCTCTTTCTGATGCTAAATCTTCCAGTGTTTTCTTTGTCATACGGACCTTGCCCTCAAGCAACTATCGCAAATAAAGTTTTCTCTTTTATGAGTAGGATGCACTTCTGAGGTTTTATTGCAAGAAGAGCATGTTTGAGAAACTTTTTTAACTGGTGGTCTTTTTCTTTCTGTCAGCGATATTTGTGGCGTGACATTTTGCTCGTCTTTATGTTCTACTCCATCATCTGTAAAAAGGTTCTCTCTTTTCTTAACCTCCACCTGTATAGAGTTTTGTTTGGGTTTCTCTCTTGTCATGGTAAAATCATCTGGCGCTCTTGTTTCTTGTGGGGGCTGAGTCTCTTGCCGCACTTTGTTAACGTCTCGTAATTCGTCTGTCTTTGAAAGCTTGCTTATAAGTTCAGCTTTTTGTTCTTCTGTCATCATTTTCAAAACTTGTTGTACCAAATCTTCGCTCATTGTTTTCTCCTAGCCATATTAGTCAATATTTCTGCCATCTTAATTACTCTATTGTTTTTACCTTCTAGTGTTCTTACTCTAGCTTCTGCATGATTTTTGATCTTTAGTATCTCCGCAGCTAGAGGGTTTTCTTTTACGGCAGAGAAATACTTCTCCTGCCATTTGGAATATTGGCCGCCGTATTGGTTCATTGTGCTACCTATTATAAACCAAATAGAAGATTCTGCCCAGTCTAAAGTGTTTTTTTCTTTAACTCTTTCTGTTTCAATATATTCTGCATAGGCGTAGAGCTTAAAAGCATACATATTGCAAGTTTCCGCGCTCCAAGATTTCATAGTATTAAAGTCAGAATTTAGAGCTATAGAAGCTTCCTCTGGGGGTTGTACCTCTGCTAAATATTTAGAACTTTTCCAATCTTCAATAGATTGTAGAAATTCATTCAATCTTGTTTCGCCACTCATCTATATCCTCGTTGTAATTCAATTGTACTATCCTTATGTCGTTTATATTACACCACTCTATCTTATTTTTATCTCTAGCTTGCGCTCTAAAAAATGATAACTTATCTTTAAAGTGAAAACTATTGAACTTAAAATGCTGCTGCCCATGAACTTCTACGACTAAGGTTCTGTTGGGTATGTAAAAGTCTGCTCTTAAAGATTTATTTTTTACAGTTCTGGTTCCCGGTAGGCTGACCTCCTCTAGTATTCTATCATGAGGAAAGCAAGAGTCAAGAACTTTCTTTGCTTTTTGGTGAAGCTTTGATCTCTTGCCTCCCCCAGATTTAGGGTTCCAGCTATACTCTCGGTCATCTAGCCCGATTACTTTCAAGCCAAAGCCTCTTTAATCATCGTCTCTAGAGCCTTTACAAGTTTAGTATTTCTGTTTAGAAAACTATAAACCTTGTCTTGTCCCTGAAACTTAAAAGCCTTAGTAAGTTTTTCAGGATCTTCTACGTCTAAATCTGGATCAATTTCTTTAGCAAGTTCTTTGTTCATTTCTAAGAATGGGCAAGAAAACCAAGCCCCGGATCTGTCAATAAGTCCTAAGTCTAGCGACAACTGAAGAACCTCCTGAGTTGAATCTATACCATGACCGTACCTAATGTAACTTTGAACCTGTCCTCCCGGCGGCCCCATAGAAGAACAAATAATTTTCCAGTTGACAACTTGACCAATTCTATTTTTGCTAGCGTCTTCCCAAGGCTTTATTGCTGGCGTCTTTTCTCCGCCGCCAGCAATCTCCATTCTTGTATCTGCTTGATATTGAATTTTATTACCGCC